GATCAACGCATCTTCCAAAGAAGTTTCGTTAAGATCCGCATCAGTTCCTGGACGGTTAGCAAAAGTGCCACCGTTAGTCAGCGGGTGTGCTGTAGAGCACAGTGATACACCGTCACCGCCTGCAGATGCTCCAGCAGTAAAGGCGTTATTCAAAACGTCCGCTGCTTTAACCTGCTTAGTGTGTGCCATTGAACGAGCCAAGGCGCGAGTGTAACGAGAGCCCAGACGATCATAAAGATTGTCCTCAATAGCTTCTTCTGTGATAGAGAAAGCCAAGGCCACTGTCTCGTGATTGTAACGTGCAGTAAATGCTTCGTTTGCATTATCAAAACTGATGGCAGAACCCTCAGATTTTGTTGGTGCAGCACCGAAGCCAGACAACATTACTTCTTCTTCAAACGCCCGGTCTGAAGCTTCTGTAGTGTAAATCTCTGCGTGTTGGTTTTCGTACCTGCCATACTCCATGCCGAAAAGGGCATTGAGTCCTGGCTCCAGTTCTTTCGCTAGTTGTGCGCGAGAAATTGCCATTTCTTAATCCCCTTATACGCCAGTTGTACTTGGTGTGCCCTGAGCGATAGAACCGGTCGGAGCATTAAAGTGATTGTTGATACGAACAATCAGCGGAACACCAGCAGCACTAAAGTCATCGTTTTCTGGTTCATCTAAGATGCCCATGATACGAAGCGGAAGTGAGGCTGTTGTTGCTACAGTATTCAGATCTGCCGTAGCAGATGAGATACCTGTTGTGTTAGATCCACTGTTTCCATTTGCAAACTGAATGTTTGCGAAGACAGCCGTGCGAAGCTCTGCTTCTGTATCATTACCTGTCTGTACATTCGATGTTGCAATTGTAAACATCTGTGATGGATTGTCATATAGGAAGGCTTTCACAGGGAAGTTTGAATCTGCTCCCGCTGCTGAAGAACCCGGCCAAAAATTGGAGAAGACCGTTTTTCCATCTGAAGACCGAACATACTCGCATCCGTTGAAAACACCAACAATAGATACTGTACCACCTGCTGCTGCTTGGAGGTCATCAATTACTCCTGCTGCAATAGGTATAACAGCCATCCCTTGGTAAAGGGCGTTAGCGTTATCTGAGGCAATGCGGTACTCCGTTGTACCAGTGGAAGCCGGTGCTGACCCCAGCATACCATACGGCCTTAGACCGAAGGCTCCGTTTGTATTTGCCATTTTCAGTTACCTTTTAAGTTGTCTTAATCGGTATCAGAATTTCTTCCTCCACCGAAACTTACCCTGCTCTGCCTTTCATTATGAATTGGCATTGAAGGGTGCTGCTCTTTCATTAGGTCCTGGTCAACAGCCGTCATCTGGTCGCGGGTTCGGCCCCCGAAATACTCGTTTCTTTCTTGTGCTGTCTCTGCTGGAAGTCTACAAAGCATTAAGCCTCCCTGACCTATAACTCCAGCGTTTTTGCCCTCTTCAATTACTGGGTACTGATATCCTGGATACTCTTCGGCTCTAACTGGCTCCCATCCCTCTCGAAAACGAGAGTGAACGTTCATAGAGTCGTCTTCGCCTCTAACAGAAGTTCTAATCCAACGATGTACATACCCATCAGGGGCTGGTGGTGCCTCCAACCTGTTCGGTGGTGCCCACGGTTTTCTGCGCTCTTCAGTTGAGCGATTCTTTGCTGCGCGTGGTGTGCGTTTTTCTGTAGTCTCTGCCATTTCCCTTTTCCTCATCTCTTAACGTACTTAGCATATTCTTCCAATGGAACATTTAGCCTTCGCGCCATTTGGATTTCAGATGGTTCTAGCTTGACTGTTCTGCGCCCTGATGATTTTTTACGGGAAGCTGAAGTGTCAGCAGAGGCGACCTGTCCACTTCTTCCCGTTTTTTGACCATTAAATTTGTGCGGAAACTCCGAACGAATTCGATCATCAATTTCATTGTAGTACTCATCAGAAGTAGGATCAAACCCTTCTTCCTCTACGAGCTTACGATGAATTCCAAATGCAGCATAAGTCATAACCTCGTCTTGACCAAACCACTCGTTTTTTGTTGCCCAATCTTGAGCCCTTGGATCAGGGGTGGGGGCAGGTTGTTCTTGTGATACGGTCTGACTTTGAGATGATGATTGTTCCTGTGGCTCAACTTGTATCTTATCTTGACGATCTTTCGCTAAACGATATCTTTCTTGTTCGATGGCTATTTTTGACAAGGCTTGTTGTGCCTCAACCAATTGATCAGCATCCCCGCGCTCATGAGCATCTTTATACGCTTGCTTGGCTAAATCTAGTTGGTTCTCAATTCTAGAGCCATATTCAGTCAAATGCGCTTTTTGGGAGTTTTGCATTTGAGCTTTAAGCTTTTCGTTCTCTTCCCGTAAATGTTTAGATAAACGAACGGCTTCTTCTCTATCACGTTCTTCTTGTCGATACTTTTCTGTAAGTTTTTTAATACGTTTTTGAACATTTTTAGAGTAATTGCTAAGTTCTTGCTCTTCTTCAGAAACTATTTGTTGTTCTTCTGTCTCTTGAACTGAAGCTGCTTCTGTGGAAGGCTCTTCAGGTAACTCAACCTCTATACCTTGCTCTTCAACCTTTTCAGTTTCTTCTACTTTTACATCTTCGTTAGACACTGTTCACGTCCTCTGGATTGTTAATAGCTGCAATAACTTCATCATCGTTGATGATTCTAAGTTCTTTATCGTTTTTGTCTCTAAAACGAGCACCAGCGTATCGTCCGATACAAACCCAACCACCTTCCTGGCACCAAGCCTGATTACCAAATTTTGCTGAGTCTTTATAAGCTAAAGGTCCTATACTTAACACCTGGGCTACTACAGTTCCAACAGCCTCTTTTTTACGAACGTCCTCTGGAAGCACGATCCCGCCTTCAGTTTTATCTCTACCTTCATACGGGCGTACAAGAATCCGCCAACCGGTTGGTCGGGGAAGTGGAGTGTCAGTCATCTTCTTCATACCTTTTCAGCAGGGTTTTCATTTCTTGTCGGACAAAACAGACACCCTGAATCTGTCCTGTCACGCTGCGATAGTCTTCTATTGATTCAATACTACCGTTCGCCAAAAACTCTTTTAGATCTTCTTCACGATCATCCAGCACTTTATACAACGCTGTCGCAAATTGCACAATATCCATCAATTTTCTATACCGTCGGAGTACAAATTATCAAAGGTGATGTTGGGGTCAGTGTAGCTGGAGTGACCCTCTGCTGAGTGCGTGTACTGACTTGGTTTAAAATCAGGGGCACCTTCGCCTGTGTCCCAAAGTGCAGGTGATGTTGCCCTAACTCTGTTGTTTGGCAAGGCAATGATGTTGCCCTCCCAAGGACCTTCAGTTAGATACAAGACATGACTTTGTTTGTGCTGATCTGGCGCATCGGCAATTTCATACTCAGTGTAATCCACTGTGAACATATACCGTGCTTCGTAGAACTCGTGATTAACCTTGGCAATCCAAGGGCTTGAACTAACTCGATCTAAGACAATGACTTCGTGGTGTCTGGACTCACAATCCCACGGCTGACAGATATAGTCTTCCATGCGTTCAGGCCATTCATCGCTTTCTGTTTCTACATCAGCAACCAGTGCCTGTATGGGCATTCGTGCCCACATCGCGCCACCATGACGATTCTCATCACTATCTTCTAAGTGTCTTTCCTGGCCGGTGAAAACAACCTGGAAACTCAGCGACCTGTCTGGGATCGTATTAACTGCGATGGCTAGAGCATGGAGATATTCCCCGTGGTAGTCATCGTGATTGCAAGTAAACTCTTTCCGCACCCAGCATTTAAAATACGGGATGTTGCTAATCAGATATGACATTAAAATGTTCCGCTAAATTTTGTTCCTTTAACCTGTGCTTTTGGCTTTTCAAAGCCTGTGTCCATAATAAGTATAGCTGCCTTAACAGCACCGCCCATTTCAAATTTTCCAACGGGTTCATCGTCTCCCCGCCCTTTTATTTTTTTATCTTTAACTGATGGACCACTTTTTTCGCCAGCCATGATAGCTTCAATGTCCTGCTGAGTCTTAGAGAAACCAGACTCACGCCTTTCTTGCTCTATGCGGTCAAGAGTTTCGTCGTCAGGCTCCATTGGGACACGAACGTTTACAGACTTTCCATCTTTAAATTTTAGCTTTTCTCTTCTCGCTGTAATCACATCGCGCTGAGTAACCTCATCAAACGGCTCTGCGATTGCTGCAAGCTTTTCTTTTTTACTCTTCACACTACCTCCCAGAGCTTTTCGCTCAACATCATCAATAACACCTTTGTTTTTTGACGCATAAAATACAGCCTCACCTTCTTCGGCACCGTACTGCTTCTTCATGGCCTTCATAATCTTTTTACCTTTTTTATTTAAAGGCATGATTTATTTATCCTTTTTCTTCTGAAAAGACTCTATGCAGCCTCCTCCGAAATAAAAACCCAAGATTAGAAGCATGGCGTAGTTAATTTGAAACTGCTCCATCACCTGGGACACAGAGGAAGGATCGCCCTTTCCGGTCAGTGTCATAGCGAGGACTATGATGAAACACGATACATAAGTCAAACCGAACATCAGCGCGAGGTACCGCTGGGCCACCTTAAATGGGGCATACGAGTTCATCAAGGCTACCTTGGCTTGGGTCTTCGCTTCAATCGACTCAGTTTCAGAAGTATGCATGTCATCAATCAAGTCCATGCCTTTCTTGATAACCGTCTCACTGCCAAGTATTTTTCCTAATGCACCTAATATCATGATCACCTCAGTATCTTAGTGTTTCTTGGATTT